ATCTGCTGAGGGTGCTAAAAAAATTGTTGATGCTTTTGCTAAAGGTATTCAAGAAGAATTTGGAGGTGCAACCTCAGCCTTATTAGATAACTTATCAGTTTCATTTTCTAACTTTGGAATTGCTGTTGATAATCTTAAAGATGCTTTTGGCTCGGAGGTGTCAGAGCAAGTTGCAAGATTTACAAATAATTTATCAGCCACAATAGAATTTATAGAGCCTTTGATTGGTTTACTTGGTAAACTTGCATCGCTTTTATTACAGGGTGTTAATATTGCCTTTGAGGCAGTAGGTAAATCAGTATCGTTTGTTGTTAATAAATTCGATCAGTTTTTAAGATTTATTGGAATTGTAGATGAAGAGGTTGCTAAGAATGTAAAAACTTTAGATGAATTAGCGGCGGCGGCAAAGAAAACTGGCGAGGCATTTGAAGAAATAACAATTAAAGATATGCCAATAGTGGACATAAACGAAAAAACAAGAAAAGAAATTGAGGCAAATGATAAACTTTTAGAAAAATTAAAAGAATCTCACATGACAGAATTAGAATTATTAGCCGCCAAACAAGAAAAAGAATTAGGTTTAGTTGAAGAACAAAGACAAAAACTAGAGGCTATGGCTAGATTAAAAATAGAGCAAGGTTCTGACAAAGAATATGAAATGCAAATCCTTGAAAAGCATTTAAAATCTCTAAATGAACTTGAAATGAAAATAACATTAGAGGGTATAAAAGAAAGATTAAGAATTGTTAAAGAGTCTGTTGATGAAGAAATGAGAATGAAAGAGGCGTTGTACGATAAAAATTTACAAGCAATCAAAGACAGAAACTTTAATGAATTAGAATTAGACAAACTTTCAAAAGAACAGAAAAAAGATTTAATGTTTGCAAGTGGTAGAGAGTTGCTTGGAGAACTTTCAAAGCATAATAAAACAATGTTCCAAATAAACAAAGCATTAGCGATTAAAGATGCAATAGTAAGCACAGCACAAGGTATTACAAAAGCATTAGCGATGGGGCCATTTGGTATCCCTTTAGCGGCAATTATTGGTGGACTTGGTGCGGCCCAGATTGCTACAATAGCATCAACTAAATATCAAGGCAGACGACTTGGTGGTAGAATGAATCAAGGACAGCCGTATATGGTTGGGGAGGCGGGGCCAGAAATGGTAGTTCCTGATAGAGCATCAAATGTAGTGCCAAATAATCAACTTGGTGGTGGACAACCAGTAACAGTAAACTTTAATATTAATACTGTTGATGCAAGAGGATTTAATGAATTATTAGTTAATAGTAGAGGTGTAATTGTAAACATGATTAACAGTGCTGTTAATGAAAAAGGTAAGGCGGCATTGATATGAGTGGGTCTTTACCAAACACAAACTTTCAGGCAATTAATTTAAGATCAAATCAGAAAACTTTATTTAGTGAAACTGATAGTGGCAAAACATTTAGACGACAAGTACAGGGCCAAAGATTTAGTTTTACAGTATCTTATCCTTTATTAACCAGAGCAGATTTTGCACCTATTATGGCCTTTATGGTTAAACAAAGAAGTCGAAAAGAAAATTTTACTATTACTTTACCAACTAGCTTAGACAGTCAAGGTAATGAAACAGGAACTTTATTAGTAAATGGTTCTCACACTGCTGGAGATACAACTATTGCTATTGATGCTTTTGCTGGCGATGGTGCCGGTAGATTAAAAGCTGGAGACTTTATAAAGTTTGCTCACGATAAGGTTTATATGATTATTGATGATGTAACCTCATCTAGTAACGCCGCAACTGTTACAATAGAGCCACCACTTAGAACTGCTTTAGCTGATAATAGTGCTGTGACTTATAAATCAATACCAGTTACAGTTCACATGACTAACGATGTTCAAGAGTTTCAAACAAACTCAAACGACAAAGATGGAAATTTATTATTTAAATATGAAATAGATGTTATTGAGAGTTTATAATGGCAAGAGGATTATCGAGTTCGGTAAAAACAGAATTAGCAACAGGGGTTATTGACCCTGTATTATTAGTTGAAATAGAATTTGGAACACCAATCTATTTAACAAATGCACCCTTTGATATCACATCAAGTGTATCAGGTTCATCAAGAACTTATTTAAAAAATGGTCACTTAAAAAATATTAGTGGAATAAATGAAACTAATAAACCTACTAAGAATAGTTTACAGCTAACACTTTCTGGAGTCGATCAAACATATATATCAATAGCTTTATCAGAAAACATAATTAACAAAGAAGTTTATATATACAGAGGTTTCTTAGACTCAAGTAATGCTCTTATCTCTGACCCTTTTTTATTATTCTTTGGAACGATTGATGAGTATAGAATAAATGATACTACAAGCACTGCAAACTTAGTATTAAATTTAACTTCTCATTGGGGAAACTTTCAAAAAACTAGCGGAAGAGTAACAACAGACAATTCACAACAAAGATTTTTTAGTGGAGATAAAGGTATGGAGTTTGCGGCTTTGACTGTAAGAGATATAAAGTGGGGTAGAGATTAATGACAAGTTTTCATTTTTACGAGGCAACTAATAAAAACATGGACGAGATATTTGAAATATTACATGAGTTTGAAAAAGAAGCCCCAGCATTAGATTATCCTCATATTAATAGACCTAAAATGAAACAAACTTTAATGATGTTTTTACAAAAAGGAAAAATAATTTTAGTTAAAGATTTAGATAAAAATAAAATAGTTGGAATAACAATCTTTATGTTCAATGAGTATTTGTGGTCTAAAGAGCAACTATTAACAGTTCAAGTAATTTATATATTAAAAGAATATCGATCATTAAATTTATTTAATCAAACTATGGATATAATTAAAAATCAGGCAAAAGGTAGGCACATACATTTAACTATATCAACAAAATTAGTAGCAGATAAATTATTAGATAGATACGGCTTTGAAAAAATGGGCGGTTTATGGAGGTACTCAGATGTGTGACCCAGGCGATATTATAGATGATGCAATAGATTTTGTATCAGACGTTGTAGATTTTGTTGTTGATCTTGTAATCGATGTTATTAGCTGGCTAAATCCTATTCCTGAAATACCTGACTTTGGTGGTAATCAGCCAGACTTAAATGCTAGAGGTGTTTTAGTTAATAAAATTAGTGCAAACGCAAGCATACCAATAGTTTACGGAACAAGAAAGGTTGGGGGGAATGTAATTTTTGTAGAAACTTCGGGGACAGACAACGAATTTTTATATCTAGCCATAGTGGTATCTGAGGGAGAAATAGACGATATAACTAAAATATTTATTAATGATAACGAGGTAACTTTTAGCGGAGACTTGGCAGATAACACTCAAAGAACTGTTGCTAGTTCTGATGCAAACTATTTTAAAGCACCAGATGATGACTCTAGCGCAGAAAGTTTAATTACTGTTGAACCTCATTATGGAACTGATTCGCAAAGTGCATCAAGTTTGTTATCAGGTTTATCATCATGGACATCAAACCATAGACTTAGAGGGCTGGCATATATAGCACTTAAATTCAAATGGAACTCAGATGCCTTTGGTTCTATACCTCAAGTTACAGCAATAGTTAAAGGTAGAAAAGTTTACAATCCTAACTTAGACAGCACTGTTACTGGTGGTTCTGGTTCTCACAGAAAAGGCGATAGCACTACTTGGGAATATTCAGATAATGGTATTTACCAAATGTTAGATTATTTAAGAAACGAAAGATTTGGTATGGGTATTGCAGACAGTTATTTTGATAGTAACTTTGCAGACTGGCAAACTGCTGGCGATGTCGTTGATGCTAATATTACACCTTTTAGTGGTGCAAGTCAGATTGATTTATTAGATAGCCACCCTGTCATAGATACATCAAAAAAATCGATTGATCTTGTAGCAGACTTTGTAAAAGGAACTAGATCATACTTAAATTTTACTGCTGGTAAGTATAAAGTATTAGTTGAGACATCTGGTAGTGCAAGCGTTACACTTACCGAAGATAATATTATAGGTGGAATAAATGTATCTAGTAAAAACAAAAACTCTCGTTACAATAGAGTTGTAGTCAATTTTACTAACCCATCAAAAAATTATCAATCAGATACCGCACAGTTTCCCCCTGTGGACGAAACAGGACTTGCAAGTGCTGATACACATAGCAACATGAAAACAGCAGATGGGGGCATATTATTAGAGGGTAAGTTTGATTTCCCTATGATCGTAAATCAACATCAGGCCCAAGAACTTGCAGAAATTATATTGCGTAGGTCGAGATCAAGTTTAGATGTGTCTTTGAAATGTGATGGTACTGCATTAGATTTAGCTATTGGAGATATTGTTAATATAACCCATGCTACGCCAAGTTTCTCGGCAAAACCT